CACATCCTAACGAGAAGAAAGCTGGTAGCACAATTCCTGATATTGGTGAAAGTAATAGTAATATCAATGAGTTACAAATTATCGTGACAAATCACGACAAAGACGGAACTAATCGTGCTGATTCCCTTATCCCTATTACTGATTCCCCATTACCTATAACAAGCACAGAAGTGCTTGAGGACTATTTTGAAGACTTCTGGTACAAGTACCCAAAGAAAGTAGGTAAGGAAGCTGCACGTAAGGCATGGAATAAAGCAAACCCTGACATTATTAAAGTTATTGATGCTATTAATTGGCAGCGAGAAACAAGACAATGGCAAGCAGAGGATGGCAAATACATTCCTAATCCTGCTACTTACTTAAACCAAGGTCGCTGGATGGATGAAGCACCAGAACAAGTTGCACCATTCTAGGAGTTATCATGATTGAAACTGACAAAAAAGCATTTAAAGATATGGTCAATGCCGTGTTTACTATTTACGGTAAGCCTTTACCAGAGAAAGAGATGCTGCGGATTTGGTGGCATAAGCTAGAAAGATTTGATTTTAATGTTGTTGGTCGTGCGTTTGATAAGTGGACTGACACACCAAACAAGTTGCCACAACCGGCAGACATAGTTCAAATATGTAAGCCAAGGGAAGCCGAGTACCATGCATTACCATCACCGGCTAGTTATGCTGAGAATAAAGAGAACGTGGATAAATTGAATAAGTTTATTGCAGAAAAGCTAAAGCCTAAGACTGATTACCATGCATGGGCTAAACGTATCTTGCGTGATCCACAGAACTTTCCAGAAACTTCAGTTGCAGCAGCAAAGATGGTAGTAGGTGAAAACTATGCGATGGAATAAGATTGATAAGTATCACATAACATCAGGAGTCTGGACTATAGCCAAATATTTTTCACACGATAAAGTTAAGTATGGTCTTAGTAAAGGTAATAAAAACTTAGGCTATTACGATACGGCTGAAGAAGCTAAAAGAAAAGCTAAAGATTAGTTGCATATTTTATACAGCGTGATATATAATAAATCATCAAATACAGAAAGGTTTATTAATGACACACACAGAATTAAAAGAACTACGCACTAAAACTGGTTTATCACAGAAAGAGTTTGGCACTAAGTTGTTTAAGACTAGAGATAGCATTGCCAAGTACGAGTCTGGAAAGTTTACGATTCCTGCTTACATGGATATTTTAGTAAAGGCTGTATTTAATGGAAGTTAAGAATTTCAACATTAGTAGCAGTAATTTGCCTTACCTATTTGAAAAGATTAAGGCATTAGATTTATCACAGGGTTATGTGGCTAACGTAACGATCAAGTCACACACACGTAACTTAGATCAAAATGCTAGGCTATGGAAACTGTATGGTGCGCTTGGCGAGTATATTGGCGAGTCACCAGATAAGGTGCATGAACTTATGGGCTGGAAGTTTTTACGCAGTCAGAGTGTAGTAAATGGAGAAACAATTGAAGCTATAAAGAGTACAACTAAACTCTCTACAGCAGAGATGGCTGATTACCAACGGCATATAGAACTTTGGTCAGGTAGTATTGGATTTGTATTTAATGACGAAAAATGAAAAAGAATATCTTAATAGGGTTGCTGCTCTTGGCTGTATTATCTGTGGTGCGGAAGCGGAAATTCACCATCTCAGAACTGGTATGGGACTTGGTATGCGTAATGACTACAAGAACGCTATACCACTATGTCCATCGCATCATAGGACGGGTGGGTATAAGGTAGCATATCATGCAGGTAGATTGGCATTTGAGTCCCAATTTGGGACAGAAATAGAATTATTAGAGAAAGTGAGAAATTTATTATGATCGTTTTTCGTAAAAAAGTAGATGCATGGGTAGTAACAGCTAGGGATTCAGAATGCCAGATTATTCATATTGGTGACTACAATACACAAGAAGAAGCCAAGGCAGCCGAGCAAGCATATAGAGATAAAAAGCTAGCAGATTCGTACGCACAACAAGAAGCAAAGCTAGACAGGTTGGCTAAAGAGATGGTTGCTAGATATAACGTCTACCTAGAGTTTTGCGTATTACCTAAGACTTTAACAGACATAAAGCAACAAATAGATGATGACAAAAATACTGCATCTAATACCATTAAGAGTTTAATGGCTAGAGGATTTATGAAAAGCATTGTTGTTAACGATACCGGCACACGTAAGTACTACAGCTTTGTCACTACTAAACTAATGAGCTACAAGGATGCATTAGAGTATGTGTCACCTAAAAAATACAAAACTAAGGTTAGCGAGAATACACCAACAATCGCTGGTGCTAGGGTAATTAATTTTGATGACAGAAAATTAAGCAATCTATACATGACTCAACGTGCAATAGACAGGGCTAACATGAAATCACCTAAAAACTATACAAGTGGCGCAACAATGTCAGGGAGTGACTGGTAATGAAATTGTCTTCAGGACGTGTAATAAAAGTTTCTAGCGATGGGTCAAGCGCAAGTTACTACGAGTTACCTAAAGATGCTAGTGAGTTGCAAGACTTGATTAGCGCAAAGAATATGAACGCACAAATCGGTGAGATATTTCGTGAGTGCTACCGTTATGGTCAGGCATCACATTGTGACGAGATAAGGGGAATTAAAAAGATACTGTTCTATGCTAATGCAGAACTTAAAAGATTAGCCAGCCAAGAACAGTCTTGACCGGCTATTGAATAGTAACAAATATGTTACTTGTTCATTACGTACATAGTAACTTCAAAGCCAAAACGCATTTCAGTAGCTGCTGGTGATGTCCACATGATAAATCTCCTGTTGATTAAGTGTACACATTAGCGTGTACGTGTTTACATTCTGCTCTTTTTTGTACACGTTACCATAGTTAAAACCATTAAAAGTGATATATTGACCACGATTGATTAGTATGGTAAAGTCACGTAACGATTTATAGTAGTGCGAGTCTGCATTACTCTTTTATTCCAGCGACTGTACATCGCTAGAAAGTAACCATTGCCCCTCAGACGTGATAGGGTAGACTCCGAGGTAGTCTAGTTGCGAGAACCTCCTACTTTTTAAGGGAATAACTATGGCAAGAGGTTTGTTAGACACAAAAACTACTATTGGCACAGCCAAAGAGATTGCTGACAACACCAAGAATGCCATTGATAACTATTCTCTAGGAGCTATGAACCCAAGTTTGCCTAATACCGAGTACTGGGCAAAGATGGCTAAGATGTTCCGAATCACACCAGCAGAAGTCAAGCGTCAACGATGCGGTAACTGCGAATACTACGACAACACTCCCGAAATGTTTGAGGCTATGGAAGCCATACCACTAAACAAGTACGACCTATATGATGGTCAAGCTCAACGTGGTTGGTGTCATAAGCTAGATCTTATTTGCCATAACTCCCGTCTATGCTCTGTATGGGAACGTAAAGACTTTGAAACCGAGGATTAATTATGCGATTAGATAAAGCAGCAGAAAAGATTGGCAAGGTTATGGGCGAGTATAAAGACAAAGAGCTTCATTCCGGCAAGGGTGGAAAGGTAGTTAAGTCACGTAAGCAAGCAATTGCCATCGCACTATCAGAAGCTAACAAGGTCAAAGGTAAATAATCATGGCTAAAGACCCACGATTAGATAGAGCTGGTGTTACTGGCTTTAACAAACCAAAGGCAACTCCAGACCATCCAACCAAGTCACACGTAGTAGTAGCAAAAGATGGTGACGAGATTAAAACTATTCGCTTTGGTCAGCAAGGTGTAAAAGGCAGTCCAGATAACAGCAAGCGTAACGAAGCATTTAAAGCACGTCATGCGGAGAACATTGCCAAGGGTAAGATGTCTGCTGCATGGTGGTCGGCAAAAGTAAAGTGGTAGTATCTAAACAAAAATATATTAAGAATTGTCCTGATTGTGGGGCTATGCAAGAATATGGTAGAAAAGACCATTTAAAATCTGCCATACGTGGTAATTGGAAATGTAAATCATGTAGTAGCCATGATAACAATTTCAAAGGCAAGTATCATGCTATTCCGTATACATGGTTTAGCATAAAAGCGAAAGGTGGTATGTCTAGAGGTTATCAATGGGAATTAACTATTGAAAACATTTGGGATATGTATGAAAAGCAAAATGCTGTTTGTGCATTATCTGGAATACCTATAGGATGGTCTGACAAAGGTTTGACTGCTACAGCTTCTATTGACCGTATAGATAGTTCAGAAGGTTATATATTAGAAAATGTACAGTTAGTGCATAAAGACATAAATTTTATGAAACAACAATTTGACCAAAATTATTTTATAGAAGTATGTAAAGCAGTTGCAGATAAACATACACTATGAACGACCATTGGGCAATAATACTGTTAGCTGTAATTGCTAACCTTACACTCGTTATTAACGCAATACATCATTGGTAACTTATGGCTGGATTACTAGACAACAATATATTTAGCAATATGTCAGCTTGGGATAAGACCAAGACATTGGCATCCGGTTACGGTGGTGCGCTATTGCAGTCTGTATTACATCCTATTGAGCATTGGAATCATAGTGGCTATCCTAGCGAACTAAGTGATTCATTGGTACAAAAGAATCCAGAAGTGGGATTTCAACGATATGATAGGACACCATTAGATGCTGCAATTAATTACGGTGGGGCTTATCAGTACGCAACTTCTCCTACGGTATCGTATGATGATGCTGCTAACCGAGCAAAGGCATACCAGCTTACCGGTTACTTAGTAGACGGAATGCTAGGCAATAAGAACCGCCAAGTAGATGCTGTAAGAGATTACGAAGAAAACCTAGCCGGCATTAAGCAAGCTATAGCGGATAAGAAAGTAAACTCAGTAATGAACGAAGACAAGATTCGCCAGATGTCAGCCAAGTATGGTAAACAGAAAGCAACAGTAAGACCGCAATACTAATTTTAACAACAGGGTGACCAACCTACTAGGAGTCACAACAAAATGACAGAAGAAAAAGCAGCACAATTAGCAGCAGCCAGAGAGAAGGCAGCAGAGGCTAATCAAGGTAACACTCATTCAAGTAAAATCAACAGATTAATGAATGAAACTCTGAAACGTATATTAATTCAGAATGAAGGGCTAAGGGCAAGGACTATTAGTGAGGCTCTAGTGGCTAAAGCAGAGGATGGTGACGTATCTGCTATCAAAGAAGTCTTTGACAGAATGGATGGTAAAGTAGTCCAAGAGAACAAAATAAGCGGTGATGCTGATGCACCATTGCTGATACAAGTGGTAACGGGTATAGATGACAACTACTAACCCAATTGACTTAGGCTACAAGCCTCGGTTACCACAGAAAGAGATACACAAGGCAGTAAGAGAGAATCGTTTTGTTGTAGCTGTAGCGCATCGTAGGATGGGTAAAACTGTTTCTGCTATAGTGCAATTGATTCATTCTGCATTACAGAATACACAGAAGAACCCAAGGTATTCTTATATTGCACCAACGTATTCACAAGCCAAGAGGGTCGCATGGGATTACCTAGTAGAATATACTCGCTCACTTGGTGGTACTGCAAACATCGCAGAGCTAAGAGTGGACTTTCTGGGCAGAAGGATAAGCCTGTACGGTAGTGAGAACGGTGACAGTTTACGTGGTCAATACTTTGATGGTGTTGTGCTAGACGAGGTAGGTGACCAAGACCCAAAGATTTGGAATGAAATAATTAGACCGGCTCTTAGTGACAGAAAGGGATTTTGTTTATTTATAGGAACTCCGAAAGGCAATAACCATTTTCTTGAGTTTAAGCAAAGAGCGCAGGCAACCGAGGGTTGGAAGTTCTTAGAGTTTAAGGCTAGCGATACAGGTATTATAGATCCGTCAGAGTTAGCAAGCGCACGTAATGAGATGGGCGATGATAAATACCGCCAAGAGTTTGAGTGTAGCTTTGATGCACCAGTAGAGGGTGCTTACTACGGTAAGTTACTAATGGATGCCGACAACGAGAACAGAGTAACTAAAGTTCCTAAAGATGGTCTAGCAAAGATTGTATGTAGCTGGGACTTAGGTGTAAGTGATTCAACCTGTATTTGGGTAGCTCAGATAGTCGGCAAAGAGATACAGCTAGTAGACTGTACTGAGAACCATGGAGTCGGACTGGATTATTATGTGAGCTGGTTACGTGACAACGGTTACGATAAAGGTCAGCAGATTCTTCCACACGATGTAAGAGTCAGAGAGATGACCACAGGTCGCAGCCGTTTAGAAGTCTTAATGGAAGCTGGACTAGATGTAACAGTAGCACCAAGCCTATCTATAGCAGATGGCATTCAAGCAGTCAGACGTATGCTGCCGAGATGCTGGTTTGACATAGAAGGCACAAAGAACGGTCTAGTAGCATTACGTAATTATAGACGTGAGTTTAATGAGAAGCAGAATGTGTTTTACGATAAGCCAGTTCACGACTGGTCATCACACTTTGCAGACTCGTTTAGGTATTTAGCAATAGGGTTAGTAGAAGCAGACACAACGTGGTCACAACCATTACAACAAAATAAGGCATGGGTCGTATGATGAACCAAGAAGAATTAAAGGCACTTGTTGCTGATGAAATCAATAACGCTATTGGCTACTTAGAGTCAGATACGGTTCAAGCTCGTGCTGATGCGATGAGCTACTACTTCCGTGACAAGTACGGTACTGAGGTAGAAGGTCGCAGCCAAGTAGTTACCGGTGAGGTAGCTGAAGCCGTAGACGGTGCATTACCTCAACTAATCCGTGTATTCACGTCATGCGAAGATGCTGTGCGTTTTGAGCCTACTAAAGACGGTGAAGAAGAACTCGCTGACCAAGCTAGTGACATGGCTAACTGGGTATTCTATAAAGACAACGATGGCTTCTTAATCCTACACAACTGGTTCAAAGACGCTTTGCTTCAGAAGGTTGGGGTTGTTAAAGCATACTGGGAAGAGAAGAAAGACACCATCAAAGAGAAGTATAAAGGCTTAACCGATGACGAGTTAGCCATGATTATGCAGACTGGCGAGTGGGAAATCACCAAGCAAGTGACCGATGTAGTCATTGGCATGGATGGCATACCTTACAATACGCATAACATTACAATCCAAAAGATAAACGATGAGAGCCGTATCGCTATTGAGAATGTCCCACCAGAGGAGTTCTTAATCAGCAAACGTGCTAAGACCATTGAAGACTCACCATTCACAGCACACCGTAGAATGATTGCCCGTGGTGATTTAATCGCTATGGGTTACGAGAAGTCTATCGTAGACACAATCCCAGCTAACGACCGTTTAGAATACGCACCAGAGCGTTTAGCTCGTTTTGGTCGTGATGAAATTCCGGACTACTCACAATCTACTGACCTATCCATGGAAGAAGTAGAGATATTTGAGTGCTACATCAAGGTAGATACTAATGACAATGGCTTGCTAGAACTACGCAGGGTTATCCTAGGTGGTGAAACAATACTGTCTAACGAAGAATGCGACTACGTGCCATTCCACTCTGTATGCCCAATTCCTATTCCACACAAGTTCTTTGGTCAATCACTAGCCGACAGGACAATGGACTTGCAACTAACCAAGTCTACTATCCTACGTCAGATGCTAGACAACTTGTACCTAACAAACAATGCCCGTGTTACAGCCGTAGAGGGTCAAGTAAACCTAGATGACTTGCTAACGTCTACTGCCGGTGGTGTTGTCCGTGTTAAGAATAACCAAGCAGTTACACAACTAAACGTACAGAACACAGCCGGTCAATCATTCCCGATGATGGAATACCTAGACGGTGTACAGGCTAAACGTACTGGTGTTAGTGATCTACAGCAAGGTCTTGATGCTAACGTGCTTCAGAACACTACAGCAACAGCCGTGGCAGCCATGATGCAACAGTCAGCAGGTAAGCTAGAGCTAATGGCTCGTATTTTTGCTGAAACAGGTGTTAAATCATTATTCCGTGGCATCTTGCACCTACTATGCAAATACCAAAATCAAGCCAAGACAATCCGTATGCGTGGCAAATGGGTATCTTATGACCCACGTGAATGGTCTGACCTTTACGATGTATCAATCAATGTAGGCTTGGGTAACGGTAACCGCCAAGAGCAGATTGCTATGTTGCAAATGATTATGTCTAAACAGGAAGAAATCATCGGCAAGTACGGTGCTAACAACCCATTGGTGACTGTAACGCAATACCGTAGCACTCTTGGTCGCATGATTGAGATGGCTGGCTTCAAAGACACCACATCATTCATTAATGACATTACACCAGAGGTTGAACAGCAAATAATGCAGGCAGCATCACAGCCACCTGCTGATCCAACGTCAGAGGCAGCACAGTTATATGCCAAGGTAGAAGAACAGAAGGCTCAACTATCTGCACAGACATCTGAAGCCAAGCTACAACTAGATCGTGAGCAAATGCAAGTAGACAATGCTCGTAAAGAACTAGAGATGCAACAGAAACAAATGCAGATGGAAGCTGACTTCCGTATCAAAGAAGCCGAGTTGCAATTGAAACAGATGGAACTAGAGATGAAGTCACAAGCAACTGACGGGAAACTACAGACAGAACAGCTTAATGCCATTATGTCAGCCATTACTAGCTTGAATGAAATGGTAAAAGGTGGTATAAAGGCTGAACCACAAGATATAGAAGAAAACTTTGATATTAACACAACCTATGGTGTATAAATGACCAAATCAGAGTGGGCAAACAATATGCTCCAAGACCAAAACTTCTTGGATGTATTTAAAGAGATGGAAGATTTACAAATGCTACGGTGGGCTAATTCACCGCTTTACGATTACGATGAGCGACAAGATGCTTACACAAAGCTAACAGCCATCCGTGAAGTAATGGCACATATAGTTGGCATGGCAGATGACCGCAAGATTAATGCCAAACGCTGGAAGATTTTATAGTATCTATAAAACGTGGCTAGGCGCACTAGCATTTGGAGATTTAAATGACTACCGACACCAACCCTAACGGGAGTGACACACAAAGCAATGGCACTATCAATGAAGCAACAAACGCATTCTTAGGTTTAATGGGCGGTGAAGACGCACCCGAAGAAGGGCAAGCAGAAGCACAACCAGAACAAGAGAATGACGAAGGTGGTAACGAGCAAGAAGTTGAGCAAGATGATAATAGCTCAGAGGAGTCTGAACCAGACCAAGACGAACAACGATTTAATGTTAAAGTCGGTGGCGAGGATAAAGAACTAACCTTAACTGAACTAAAATCACTAGCGCAACAAGGTGCAGATTACACCAAAAAAACGCAACAAGTAGCAGAGCAACGCAAAGCAGTAGAGGCTGAACAAAAAGCTATTGAAGAAGCCAAATATATGCGCGATGCTTATGCAGAACGGTTGCAGGCAATGGAGCAGTTACTGAATGCTCAACAACCAGTAGAGGATTTAGAGTCTTTAAAAGATTCTGATCCAATTGGTTACGCTGTACGAGTGGCAGAGATGTCGCAGAATAAAGAGAAGTTATATGCAATTCAAGCTGAAAGACAACGCATTGCAGAGATGCAACAAGCAGAGCAACAGCAAGAGGTGCAAAAATACTTATCTCAACAAGCTGCTGTATTGTCTGAATCACTACCGGAATACAGCGATCCAGTAAAAGGTGAGGCACTAAGGTCAGATTTGCGTACGTTTGCAAAGAACTTAGGATTCTCAGATCAAGAGTTATCAGCAGTACGTGATGCTCGGCACGTTATGGCATTGTATAAGGCAATGCAGTACGATAAATTACAACAATCTAAGCCTCAACTAAACAAGAGGGTTAGTGAACCGCCTAAGACTATTAAGTCTGGTAACAGTAATACAGCAACAAATACTGACCAGCATAAGAAGGCTATGGCTCAATTACAAAAAACAGGCAAAATCCGTGATGCGGTTTCTGCTTTTGAAAACTTTATTTAAGGAATTATCATGGCAACATATCAAACCTATACCGCCATTGGTCAACGTGAAGACTTGGCTAATGTAATCTACAACATCTCTCCTACAGATACTCCATTCATGACATCTGTTGGTAAGACTTCTGCTACTGCCGTATACCACGAGTGGCAAAAAGACAGCTTGGCTGCTGTTAACACTTCTAACGCTGTAGTTGAGGGTGCTGCTGCATCTGATGCAACATTGTCACCTACTACTCGTATCGGTAACCGTACTCAAATCTCTGCTAAAACTGTTAAAGTTTCTGGTACTTTGGAAACAGTTAACAAAGCTGGTCGTAAATCTGAGAAAGCATACCAATTGGCTAAGGCTTCTGCCGAAATCAAACGTGACATGGAAGCTATCTTATTAAGCAACCAAGTTGCTTCTGCTGGTGATGCTACAACTGCTCGTACTTTGGGTGGTTTACAAGCATGGTTAAATACCAACTACTCTGGCGGTACTTCTGGTACTGCTGGTGCATCTGGTACTACTGCTCGTGGAACTGGTACAGACCGTGCATTTACTCAAACTATCTTGAATACAGTTATCCAATCTGCTTATGTTGCAGGTGGTTCACCAACAATCTTGATGGTAACTCCAGCTCAAAAAGTAGTTGCATCTACATTTGCCGGTATCGCTACACGTTACAAAGATATCCCAAGCAACGTACAAGCATCTATCATCGCTGCTGCTGACGTGTTTGTTTCAGACTTTGGTACTATCTCTATCGTACCTAACCGTTTCATTCCTAACTCAGACAATGATGACGTAGCATTCTTACTAGACCCAGAAATGGCTTCAGTAGCTTACTTGCGCCCATTCCAAACTAATGAGCTAGCCAAAACTGGCGATGCTGATGTAACTCAACTATTGGTAGAGTACACATTAGAAGTTAAGAACGAAGCAGCACACGGTATTATCGCTGACTTAACTTAATAGTTAGTTAGATATGTGGGGAGGGGAAACTCTCCCCCATTATGAGGTCTTATGAGCAATATAATATCCAACGGCATTACAGATACATCATTCATAGATAACGGTGATGAGCTAATCATTGCTAAAAGCCAAGACATAACTGGCATACTTGAGATGAATAAGCGTGAGTACGCTGCTCAAGACGAACGTAAAAGATGGAGTGAGGATGCATTCGGCAACAAGGTAGCATCTATACCGCTCACAGTTTTCGCAGAATTAGAAAAGCAAGGCATTACACGAGGCTTTGCAGTAATAGACAAGAAAAGATTTAACGCATGGTTAAACGACCCTGATAACAGGGCATTTCGCACAAGGGCAGGGCGCATCTAATGGCATTGACAAACTACGAAGACTTGAAGACTACGATTGCCAGTTACCTAGCACGTAGCGATTTAACAGCAATGATTCCTGACTTTATCAGGCTTGCTGAAACACGTTTACGTAGGGAGTTACGTATTCGCCAAATGCTAAAGGTAGTAACCACAACAGCAGTAGCAGGCGATTCTACAGTAGAGCTACCGTCAGACTTCTTGCAGATGCGTGACATACACCTAAACACAAACCCAGTTGCAACATTAGAGTACCAGTCACCTAGCGCATTATTCCGTAACTCTCGCACTATGGATTCTGGTCTACCACATCAATATACTGTCCTCGCACAAGAGTTTCAATTATCTCCAGTACCAGACAGTAACTACACAATAGAACTTCTATATTACGCAGCACCAGTATTCATGAGCAGCACAGTACCATCAAATGCGTTTATGGCTATCTGTCCAGACCTGTTACTTTACGGTGCTTTGGGTGAGGCAGAACCTTATCTTATGAATGACTCACGTCTACAGACTTGGGCAACAATGTATGACCGAGGTTTAACTGCTTTAACCGTATCAGATGATCAAGGCGAATATGCTGGGTCACCTATTTCAATCTCAATAGCAACACGATAAAGGAAACATTATGTCAGAAATGTCCAATTACCTAGAAAATGCTCTAATCAATGTAACGCTACGAGCTACAGCTTACACAGCACCAACAACAATTTACGTGGCACTTTACACAAGTGACCCTACAGATGCTAATACAGGCACAGAAGTATCTGGTGGCTCTTACGCACGTACATCCGTAACATTTGCTGCACCATCAAACGGTGCTAGTCTATCTAACGCAGACTGCACATTCCCACAGGCTACAGGCTCTTGGGGTACAGTAGGTTGGATTGGCTTAATGGATGCATCAACATCCGGCAATCTTTTATACCACACTCCATTAGACGTATCTAAAGCAATTGATACTGGCGATATATTCAAAATCGCTTCAGGTAGCCTTTCAGTAACATTATCTTAGGGGTAAGTTATGCCTCTTATAGTCAAGGATAGGGTACAGGAAACATCTACCACTACTGGTACTGGCACTCTTACACTTGCCGGTGCTGTTAGTGGCTTTCAAACATTTTCCTCTGCAATAGGTAACGGTAATACAACTTACTACGCTATCGTAGGCGGTTCTGAGTGGGAGGTAGGACTAGGAACTGTTGCTGCCGGTACATTGGCTAGGACTACAGTTATTGCATCGTCTACAGGCTCTGCTGTGTCGTTTAGCGCAGGTACTAAAAACGTATTCTGTACCTATCCTGCTGACCGTGCTGTAGCTCAAGATAGTACGCTTACTGCTTACGCTCCACAGATCGCTGCATCAAATGGTCTAGTGCTAAACAACATGACAATCAGCGCAAACTACACAATACCTACAGGTTACTCTGCTAGTTCTGTTGGCGCAGTAACCATCAATAGTGGTGTAACAGTAACCGTACCATCAGGCAGTCGTTGGTGGATACTTTAAGGAAACAATATGGCTTCAATAATTGATGCTTCAACGGCTGGGGTAGGTGGAATAATAACCACAGCAGATAACTCAGGCAACTTAAACATACAAAGCGGTGGCTCTACTAAGATTGCTGTGACATCAGCAGGTGTAGCGGTTACTGGTTTGAGTAAGGCATCGTTACCTACTGGTAGTGTGTTGCAAGTAGTTAGTGCTACATACAGCACACAAACAACATCCACATCAGGTTCTTATGCTGACACAGGTATAACTGCCACTATTACTCCGACAAGTGCTACAAGCAAAATCTTATGTATGGTTACTCATGGCGATGTAACTAAATCAGCAGCGGACACATGGACAAGTATTAGACTGCTTCGTGCTGGCGCTACAGTAATGCAACCAAACTTGTATTTGCTTAACACATCAAGCTCTGCTGTAACTGGCGGTGCTAGTCAAACAACTATTTACCTTGATTCACCTGCAACAACATCTGCAACTATATACAAGACACAATTTGCTACAGCAGGTATTGGCACAATTACTTTATTTGCCTCAAATACGACAGGCTCAATAATCTTAATGGAGATTGCAGCGTGATACATTCAGCTATATTAAAACTATACCCACAGGTTGCTGTTATTCGTGGCGATGAAGCCTTTGATGCTGACGGCAATCAAGTCACATACGACCTAGCCTTAGTCCAAGCAGAACAAGCAGCAGAAGCCAAGCGTCAAGAGGCACTAGCCTACCTAGCATCAACAGATTACATGATGACAGCAGACTACGACAAAGACACAACAGCAGTTCGTGCGTTAAGGGCTGAATCTCGTAATGTAATAAGAGGAGTTAACTAAATGCCCGTACTTTTAGCAGGAGCAACAAGCGGTGTAACGACTGTACAAGCTACAGACACGGTGACTGCTACAATGACCTTGCCATCCGTATCTGGTATTGTACCAACACAAGACAGCACAACAGGTGCATTGACATTACCTAATGGCACAACAGCACAACGACCAACACCTGCTACTGGATTAGTAAGATACAACTCAACACTAGGTGTGATGGAATACTACAATGGTACTGCTTGGTATAGCGTGACTGCTTCTGCTGCTCCATCTACAGTTGAATATTTAGTAGTAGGCGGTGGTGGTGGTGGCGGTGGTAATGATACAACAAGCGGTCGTGCATCAGGTGGCGGTGGCGCTGGTGGTTATCGTACAGCTACTGGTTTTTCTGTAACGGCTGGTTCTGCTATAACGGTTACCGTTGGCGCTTCTGGTGCTGGTGCAGCAGGTGGAGCAACAGCTATTAATGGTTCAGATGGAGGAAGTTCAGTATTTGGGTCAATAACTTCTGCTGGTGGTGGCGGTGGTGGTGGTGCTAGGGGTGGTACTGGTAATAGTGGTGGCTCAGGCGGTGGTGGTGGTGATAATGGTGGAGTAGGTGGTTCTGGTAATACACCTTCAACATCTCCATCACAAGGTAATAATGGCGCTACATCAGGTGGAGTTGGTACAGCAGGTAGTGGTGGTGGTGCAAGTGCAGTCGGTAGTACATCTGCTGGCGGTGCAGGTTCTGCATCATCAATCTCTGGTTCAAGTATAACCTATGCAACAGGTGGTAATGCAGGTCAATCATCTCCATCAACTGGCACAACAAATACTGGTAATGGAGGCGGTGGCAATCTAGGGTCAAGCACTTCAGGATATGCTGGTGGTAGTGGTATAGTAATCATTCGTTATGCTGATACATTCGGAGCTGCAGCTTCAACCACAGGCTCACCTACCATAACAGTCGCTGGTGGCTACCGTGTTTACAAATGGACTGGTTCAGGTTCAATTACATTCTAAGGATTTACAATGGCTATTACTCAAGATAGAGTTCGTGAGCTGTTTGATTACAAAGACGATGGCACATTTATCCGCAAAGAAACGGGTAAAGTGTCTGTCTGTAATTTTGGCACTCGCAAGTATCTTAGAGTTGCTATTGATGGCAAAGCAACACCATTACATCGTTTGATATACTTGTATCACTACGGTGTTTTGCCTAATGTAATTGACCATATAGACAATGACCGCAGTAACAATAGGATTGAAAATTTAAGAGCTGTAACACAACAACAAAATTGTTTAAACAGAGTCAAACACGCAAATGGTAAAACTCCATTTAAGAATGTTTATTTGAGCAACGGCAAGTGGTCTGTTCAAGTAAATGTTGATGGTAAAAGAAAATACTTTGGTGTTTTTGATGATGTAGAATTTGCTGATTTGGTTGCCACAGAGGCAAGGAATAAGTTTCATGGCGAATACGCCAGACACGCATAAGGAGAAATTAATTGGGATATTTTGCTAAACTAGATGAAAACGATGTGGTGATAGATGTCCACGCATTAAACAACATAGAAATGCTAACCTCTGAAGGTGTAGAGTCCGAGGACATGGGTAAGGCTTTCTTTATCCGTTGGTCAGGTGGCTACTCTAAGTGGGTTCAAACATCTTACAATGGTACAATCCGTAAAAACTACGCAGGTATTGGTTACACATACGACCGAGTTCGTGATGCATTCATACCGCCTAAACCTTTTGCAAGCTGGGTATTAAACGAAGACACTTGCCAATGGTCAGCTCCAGTAGCTATGCCTACTGACGATAAAGTTTATGTATGGAATGAAGAAACACTAACATGGGTTGAAGTCGTTTAATGGCAAACTTACTAATCAAAGGGGCAACATCGGGTACAACTGAATTAGCTGCTGTTGATAATGTAACGGCTACTATTACACTACCTGCTACTACTGGCATATTTCCAAGACAGGATTCTGCTACAGGTGCTTTGTTTCTACCAGCAGGTACTACTGCTCAAAGACCTACAGCAGCCACAGGTAAGTTTCGTTTTAATACAGACTTAGGTGTACTTGAGTACTACAATGGTTCAGCTTGGTATAGTGTTACTAGCACAATAATTTAAGGATATAACATGGCAATCACATTAGACGGAACGGCTGGAATTACATCAAGTGGAGTGGTTGGTACTGCATCTACTGGTGCATTAATTATTCCTGCTGGAACTACCGCACAAAGACCATCTACAGCTTCTGTTGGTATGACACGATATAACTCAACAACTGCTGCTGCTGAAATATACAATGGTACAACTTGGGCTTCTATTGCTGTTGTTCCTCCACCTCCATCTACAGTTGAATACTTAGTCGTAGCTGGTGGTGGTGGCGGTGCTGGCGGACAAGAATACCAAGGCGGTGGTGGTGCAGGCGGTTTTAGAACAGCCACAGGGTTATCAGTTGCTTCAGGCTCTGCAATTACAGTTACAGTTGGTTCTGGCGGTGCTGGAACAACTACACAAGGTACAAATGGCTCTGATTCTGTATTTGGCTCAATAACATCAATAGGTGGTGGTGGAGGCGGATATGGCTCAAATGATGGCTCTAATGGCGGTTCAGGTGGTGGTGCAGGATATAATTTTAGGAGTGGTGGTTTAGGTACAGCAGGACAAGGAAATAACGGTGGAAGTGGTCAAAACGGAGCATCAGCAAATGGCGGTGCAGGTGGTGGCGCTAGCGCAGTCGGTGCAAATGGCGTAGCTGCCACAAATGGTGCTGCTGGTGGTGCAGGTACTGCTTCTTCAATATCAGGCTCATCCGTTACCTATGCTGGCGGTGGCGGTGGTGGAGTTGAAAATATTACTTTATATGCAGGTGGTGCTGGCGGTGCTGGTGGTGGTGGTAAAGGTATTGGTAATAATGGAGTTGCTACAGCAGGTACAGCAAATACCGGTGGCGGTGGTGGTGGTGGTGCTAGTGGTGGTGCAGCACCTGCTGGTGGTTCAGGTGTTGTTATAATCCGTTATGCTGATTCATTTTCTGCTGCAACCTCTACAACAGGTTCTCCAACCATTACCGTAGCAGGTGGTTATAGAGTTTATAAATGGACTGGTTCAGGCTCAATCACATTCTAAGGATAAATTATGTTTGGATTTGCAGCATTTTCACAGATACCATATAGCTCACTAGCCAGCCAAGTAATATTAGCCACAGCAAGTGTTGATGGTAGTGCATTAGTTACTGCAAATGCTTATGCGATCCGTACAGGTCAAGCTGTTATTACAGCAAATGCTGTCGTTGAAGCAAATTCATCGCTAACTAGGTTTGGTAATGCTCAAATTAATGGTTTTGCGACTGTTATTGCAAATCCAACAAGGGTAAGAGTAGGGGTAGCAAGCATTAATGGCTTGGCAAGTGTTTCTGCAAGTTCTAGTGTAATTTACAGCGCAAATGCTATAATAACAGGCAATGCTACAGTACAAGCTACGGCTTACAGGATTAGAAGTGCTGCTGGAGCAATAACTGGCACGGCAACTGTTACAAGTAATGCAAGTAGAGTTAGAACTGCATCAGGCTCGGTAATCGGTCTTGCTACAGTTACAGCACTTGGTGGTGTTCAATACAGCGCAGATGCACATATTAATGGCATTGCTACTGTAAATGTAAATGGTAGCGCAATATGGTACGGAAAAGGCGCAATTGCAGGTAATGCTACTGTAGTTGCTAATGGAATTAACTTAGGTCATAACTGGACACCAACACCAGACAGCACAAATACTTGGACAGACACATCAGTATCATCAAACACATGGGTAGAAACACCTGTAAGTAGTAATACATGGCTTTTAAAGGGATAAATCATGGCAAAGAATAAGATAAGTGAGTGGAGTGCAACGGCATCCAACAATACCGACATTGGTGGCATAGATATTGCCGAGGGTTGTGCGCCATCTGGTATTAATAATGCTATCCGTGAGTTGATGGCTCAAGTTAAAGACCAACAAACTGGTACAGATGCAGATAATTTTACCGTAGGTGGCAACTTAACTGTTACTGGCACGACTACATTGACCGGAATACCTACTGCACCAACTGCTGCAAGTGGCACTAATACTACTCAGATTGCTACGACAGCTTTTGTTATTGCAGCTTTGGCTGTATTGTACCCAATTGGCTCAATATATTCGTCTACTGTTTCTACTAACCCAAATACATTGTTTGGCTTTGGTACTTGGGTAGCATTTGGTGAAGGCAAAGTACTTGTTGGTGTTGGTACTGGATTTGCTGCTGGTGCTACTGGTGGTAGTGCTGATGCTGTTGTAGTAAGTCATACTCATACCGCAACATCAACAGTAACAGATTCTGGTCACTCACACGCAATGAGTCCAAATGCTGATGGTTATAGTGCAGGTAATGCTTCTAACTCAGTTCGTGGTGTTGGCGGTGGTTACTATTCATTTAGTACACAATCTGCTACAACTGGAATTACTGTAGCAACATCTGTAGCATCTGCTGGAGTAAGCGGTACAAACGCAAATCTACAACCGTATGTTGTAGTTTATATGTGGACTCGTACTGCATAATGGCTACCCAACGCATAGCTTTTACAGAGTGGACACCAGACTTAGCCGGTGTTGCTGAAAACTTGTCTGTTGCACAGAATGTAGTTCCTACTGCATTAGGCTATAGTCCATTCCCGTTAGCCGTAGATTATTCTGCTGCTGCAAGTGAAGACCTTAATAATACTTTTGCTGCTCGTTTTAGTGCTACTACCAATATATTTGCTGGCGGTACTACCAAACTATTTAAGTTTGATGGTGGCGATTTAAGTTTAGACAACGTATCTAAGACTGGCAACTATAGCGGTGTAGTCAAATGGAACTTTACACAGTTCGGCAATACTATTATTGCAGCTAACAACGTCAACAAACTACAAAGTTTTACACTAGGCTCAAGCACAACATTTGATGATTTAAGCGTAGATGCGCCTGTAGCTAAGTACGTTACAGTTGTGCGTGATTTTGTGGTAGCTGCTAACTTAGATGCTGGTAGTAACTCAAACAAAGTTCAATGGTCTGACATCAATGACGAGTTTGACTGGGTATCAGGTGGCGCATCACAATCAGATTATCAAGTAATTGCCGATGGTGGCAACATTACAGGCATGACTGGTGGTGAGGTTGGTCTTATATTCCTAGACCGTGCTATCGTGCGTATGTCTTACATTGGATCACCTTTATTCTTCCAATTTGACACGATTAGTCGTGGTGTTGGCTGTGTTGAAGGCAACTCTGTTGTGCAGTACGGTGGCATGAGCTACTTCTTAGGTGCTGATGGTTTCTATTCATGCGATGGCTCTACAGTAACGGCAATTGGTACGCAAAAGATAGACTCATGGTTTTATGCTAATGCCAACCCGTCTAAACTTAATCTAATGTCATCAACCATTGACCCGATTCGTAAGATTGTGGTCTGGAAGTTTATAGACAACTTTGCACAAAATACTTTGCTAATCTACAACTGGCAAGTACAGAAGTGGTCATCTTGCGTTACAGACGTGGATGTTGTGGCTAGTTCTGCATCAGCCGGTATGACGTTAGAAGGCTTAGACCTATACGGCAACATGGACACATTGACTACTTCGCTAGATGATGCATTGTGGTCTGGCGGTAAGTTCTTATTTGCCGGTGCAAGAGATACCAAAATTGTTACTTTTACTGGTGCTAACTCAACGGCTACTCTAACAACTGGTGATATAGGAAGCGAAGTAACTTCCGTGGTTACATTGGCACGACCAATCGTAGATAATGGCTCTGGGAGCGTAGCAATTGCTTCTAGGACACTTCTAAGCGCAGTACCACAGTTAGGTTCATACATTCCAGCAAGTAGCGAGAATCGTGTAGCATTGCGTAGTAGTGGTAAGTATCATCGTCTGTCAGTAATTCCTACTGGCAGCAATTGGTCTAATGCCATTGGTATTGATATTGATGTAACTGCACAGGGTACTAGATAATGTATCGTAAGCTCAACCCAGCAGGCTCTACTCCACGGGAAATATCCGAGGTAGTAAACAATCTTGTTGAAGGTAAGTCTAACAATACTGGCACTATAACACTAGCAACTGGAACAACTACTACTACTTTGTATGATGAGCGTATTGGTTTTGATTCAGTTATATTATTTGCTCCAACAACGGCTAGTGCATCTAACATTGCATTACCTTATGGCGCATGGCAAGACGATACAGACCAAGTAGCAACTAGTACAACAACTGCCTATCCAATTACATTAAATACAGTAGATTTTGAAAATGGCATAACTCTAGTGAGTGGGTCGCAATTAAAGGTGGCTTACTCTGGTCTATATAATGTGCAGTTTAGCTTACAGTTATCTAATCTTGATAATGCTACACAAGACGTAAGTATTTGGTTCAGAAAAAATGGAACTGACATACCTAAATCTAATAGTGCATTTGGGTTAGCACCACGTAAGAATGCGACAGACCCATACCATGTTATTGCAGCAATGAACTTTTTTGTTGAATTAGCAAAGAATGATTATATTCAAATTATGTGGTCTACTACTAATGTATTGGTTACTATTGATGCTAAAGCAGCACAAACAAGTCCAACTAGACCATCAACACCTAGTGCTATTGTTACTATGAACTATGTATCATCAGATGGATATACTACTAACATATTTAACGCACCTTACGTTAGCTCTAGGAGTAAAGGTTCTGCCGTGATTACACATCCATCATCAAGCATTACTGACTTAACTTATCAATACTTGGTGGTTGCATAGTGGACTTCTCGTATGTACATCCTAACGAACTGCGCCATTGCTGGTGGTGGGTTCGCATGGGTCTTGAGAAGGTTCGTGCTAAAGGGCATTCAGAATGGCTTGCAGAAGACATCTATTGCGACTGCTACGAGCAACGCTCAATGTTGTGGGTATTACCGGAAAAGAAAGGTTTTATTGTATTACAGCCTAACGGTGTAGAGATGCACATTTGGGCAGCATGGTTAGATTCAAGCAATCCCGATGATTTATCCTTTGGACTTGAGTTTGCCAAGAGCATTGCTAAACAAGGCAATTGCACAAAAGTGACGTTTGCATCCATGAGAAGTGGCTGGGAAACGAGAGCAAAACAATTAGGTTTTAGACCAAGACATTGGGAATTACGCATTTAGGAGATTTACATGAGATATAACCATTTAGATATGTTGCCAGAATTAGCATTTAAACCAGTCGGCAAACGCATGACATTAGAAGGTATGGGCGGTGGTGGTCAACAACAAACATCACAAACCGGCATAGACCCAATACTCAAGCCTTATGTGAGCTATGGTTTAGGCGAAGCTAAGAAACTATACCAAGGCGCTAGTCCTCGTTACTATGCCGGTCAGACTTATGTAGACCCATCAGCACAAACAACACAGGCTTTAACGGCAGCAAGTACCCGTGCTATGGCAGGTAATCCATTACTACCAGCAGCTCAACAACAACA